TTCTCAAATATTAGAAACTGATGTGGGTGCTGGAGTAGACGTATTAACTATATTATCAAATTTAAATATAGAAGAAACTGTTACTGGTAGTAGCATAATAAATATTTTAACAACTTTACAAACTTTATCAGAAACAGGGGATGGCGTTGATTTAATTTCAATTATTGCTAGTATTGGAGTGATTGATAACATCAGTTCAAATTCATTGGTAAGTATATTATCAATTATAGCTGTTTCTGATGCAGTAGAAGCTTCAGAATTAATTTCAATATTGGTTCAATTATTAGTTTCAGAAACGTCATTAGCGAGTGAAATAATTAATGTATCTTCGTTAGTTGTTGGAAAATCAATACAAGATACTGGAAGTCTAAATGAAGCTATAGAAATATTAGGTATGATAAATCAAGTAGATACCAGTGTAGCAAATGATATTGTATCTATATTAGCTCAAATAAGTATTTCTGATATTGGAAGCATGCCTTATGAGGAAGTTTCAATAAAGGGTTTATTAACTCAATCTGATACTGTTTCATCAAATGATTTATTATCTATTGTAGGTAAATTATATATATTAGATTCTACAACAGTAAGTTGTGTTTTAGAAATTTTAAATGAGTTTACTATATTAGATGTAGGTACATTAGATTCTTTAATAAATATTGTCAGCATGCTATCAATTACTGATACTATTATTTCTAATGAGTTGTTAGAAATATTAATTAGTTTTTCTATTTTTGATTCTATAACAACAAGTTCATTAATAAATATTTTATCAAAAATAGATTTAACTGATTTTATAATTTCTTTGGATACTTTAGCCTTATTAAAAGTGCTCATTGAAGAAACAGACTCTGTTACAGTTGTTGAGACAATTAATGTAATTTCTAGTTTATCAATTTTAATTTCCGATACTGGTGACTTAGATGAAATTATTTCTATATTAGCACAAGTTATACTATCAGATGTTGGGGCTTTTGTAGGAACGATTGAAGTACTAAATAATTTTGTTGTTACAGATATTGGTAATTTTTCATCTTTAGTTTCAGTAGTTAGTTCTTTATTAATAATAGATTCTAATGAAAGCATAGAACTTTTACAATTATTGATTAATATTTCTATAGAAGATAATATTAACAGTACGGAACTTCTAACACCATTAATTGGCAAGTATCTCCAAGATTCTGGAACTTTAATTGATATTTTAAGTGTTTTATATGGTATTAGTATTCAAGATGTTTCTACTTCAGATTCTACTTTATCATTGAGTGTTAATTTAACTGTAGAAGATACTGGGCAAATAGAAGAATTAATAGATATTTTAGCTAGTTTTACTTTGGGAGACACTTCTTCTGGGGTAGACACGATTATAGTTTCGTGGTTTATAAAAGTTCTAAGTATTACAATTTCTGAATATTTAACACAGACAAGAACGATATCAGAATATATTACTCAAGTAAGCACAATATCAGAATATTTGTCAGATACAAAAACGATAACAGAAAATATTATACAAACACAAACAACAAGTGAATATATAAGTCAAACAATAACAACTGAAGATAGTAGTAATTAATGAGAGGAGGAAATTATGACTATTGGGAGCTATAAATTGGGAACAGCTGTTAAAATTCAAACAGTTATAAATCAAGAAGATCCAGATAGCGTAAAAGTAACTATAATAGATTCAGCAGGGACAACTAAAGTAGATGATGTTGCTATGACAGAAGAAGATTCAACTACCTTTTATTATTTATTTCAAAGCAGCTCTTCTGATGTTGAAGGAAGATATTATGTAACTACAAAAGTTACTGAAGGTGATTACACTGGGTTAGCTAAGACAACTTTTGAATTGAGGGCAAGTTAATGAAAATAAAGATATTAAATAATAGCTTATCTCCCTCTTTTTTAATTAAAAGTGAAAAGAATATTTTAGTTAATACTCCAAAAGGATTTAATTTTATTTTAAAGGATAAAATTGATGGAGTATTATTTACTTCTGACGATATGTATCATACTTATGATATTAAGTATTTGAAAGATAAGCAAATTCCTTGTTATATTTTTAAAGAATTTGAGTCTGAAATATCAAAAAAAATAAAAGAAAATGATTTATCTTTAAGCATTGAAATCATAAAACCATACAAAAAGTTTTTAGATTTTATTCCAATAATGTTACATAAAACAAAAATAGGAATTTCATCTAGTGTGTCAATGGGTTTGAAAATTGATAATAAAGTGTTCTTATCAATATTTAAAAGTTTTACAAATAAATCTTATGATATTATAGATAATTGTGATTTGTTTATTACAGTAAAATATGCCAAAATAAATTTTGAATCAATTAGTTTAGAAGAGATAGCGAAGATTGTTAAAATTAAATCTATAAATAATATCGGATTTTTAGGATTAAGTAATTATTTGAAGAAGTCTTTTGATAAAAAATATTTAATGTTTAATTGTAATATAAAAATTAATTAAAATTTTATTTATATATATTTTCTTTATTTATATAATGAATATATTTACACAAGATAAATTTTTAGAGCTTTGTAACAAGGAGATAAACATGGATAAGAAACTTAAAAATCATCCAATTAAGTTTACGTATAATTTTGAAATTAATAAAAAGTCTGCTGACAGTGAAGCTGATTTTCTAATCATAGGGTATGCTTCAACTCCAGCTTTAGATAGACATGGTGAAATAATAACAGAACAGGCTTTGAAATCTGCTGCCGGTAGTTTACTAAAAAAGCCTAATAATATTTTATTTTTAAATCACAATTATGACCGACCAATTGGTGTTATTGTTGAAAGTAAATTTACTGCTGGTGGATTAATGATAAAAGCCAGAATTTCAAAAACAGAAATGAATTTAAGAGAACAAATAGAAGAAGGGCTGTGGGGGGCATTTTCTGTTGGTGGTATAGTTAAAGATTTTGAGGAGATTAAAGATAAAGAAGGTTCTACAGAAGGATATAAAATAACTGATATAGAATTAGTTGAAGTTTCCCTCGTGGGGGTTCCTGCAAATCCAGAAGCTACCTTAGTTGATGTTATTTCTAAAAGCTTTAATTTGAATAAAGAGCAGGAACAAAAAGAAAGTGAAAACGGAGGTGAAGAAATGAAAGAATTAAAAAAGAAAAAGAAGGATGAAGAGTTGGAAGAGGATGAAGAATTAGAAAAATCTGAAGAGGAGAATGATTCTGAAGATGGAGACTCTGAAGATGATGATTCTAAAAAAGATAATGAAGAAGAATCTGAAGAAGAATTAGATGAAGACGATAACGAAGATGATGAAGACGATGAAGAGGACGAAGATGATTCTGATGAAGATGATTTTGATGAAGAAAAGAGTTTTAATTTAGAGAATGAAGTTAAATCATTACATAAAAAAATAGATTCAGTTTTAGAATTAGCTGATGATATAAAGGAAATTAAAGAAGCAACTGTTTCACTTAAAAAGAGTGAGGAAACTCTTGAAGATGCAGAAGATGTAGATGAGAGTAAGAAGAAAGAAAAGAAGTTAAAAAGAAAAGGTACTCTTAGCGGTGATAAAGAAACAGAAGAAGAAAAACTTTTAAAGAAAATTGAATCGATGTCATTAAAAGAAATAATGGACAATGAAGATATATGGTCTAAATTAGATGATGAGACTCAAAAAGAAATAAAGAATAAGTATATTAAAGGTAGTTTTTTGAAATAAATAATTAAAAAATATAAATAATTTTACTAAGGAGGTGCACATACTTTGAATAAAGACTTAAAAAAACAATTTAGAAATATATTGTTACAAAAGACAGCTATGGCTTCAGATACAGATTTATATGTTGATGATAGTACTAGTGAAAATTATCTTCCTAAACCTATTGCTGACGAGATAATTAAAGAGGTGTATGAAAGAAATATAGCCAGACAGCTTTTTAGAGCTATTAACGTTCCTGGTAAGACTCTTAGTATTCCTTCTGTTGCATATGATGATGAAAATATTTATCAAGTTGGTACTGGTGTAGGTACTTCTGGTGCAATTGGCGACGATGATGATAAACAGTTAGAATATTCTACTTCTGCTGTTATATTAAAACCTGGGAAATTAGCCGCTAAAGCTGAAGTTGCAAACGATGATATTAATGATTCTAGTCTTGATGTTGTTGGTTTGATTCTAGAAGCTTTTGGTGAAGCTTTCGCTAGGGCTGAAGAAAAAGCAATTCTTTCTAATACAGCTCAAGATTCTTCAAGTTCAACTTATACGAGTGTTGTTGAAGGTCTATTTTATGCTGCACAGGATACTCAGAAGAATACAGATACTATTTCAGTTAATGCTTCTAATGATTATGGTGTTACTGACGGTATTTCTGTAGGTATTAAAGAGCTCGGTGTTCACGCCAGAGGAGATGTTATCTTAATTTGTTCTGATAAGTTCGCTCATCAATTAAGAACTGACAGAGGTGTTAAGAATGATGTATTTGGTTCTGGACAGATTGTACAGAACGGAGTTCTTCCTAAGATATATGGCGTTTCTGTCTATTCATCCAGTTATGTAGATGCAATAGATGAAGACAAAGCTATATTATTACCTAGAACTGAGCCTTTAATTGGTCAGGGAAGAGGTATGCAGATTAGAAGGAAAGAAGATATCGAAAGAGATAGTCAAATATTTATAGCATTTGAAAGATTTGATTTTACTCTTAGACACAAGACTAACTCTAAATATGATTCAATTGTTAGACTTGATATAACTGCTAGTTAAAAGATAAATTAATAGAGGGAGATTTTTCTCCCTCTTTAAACAAAGGAGCATAGTATTGCTTGAATTAACAAAAGTATTTTCTACTTTTAGAAAAACAAGATTCGATCTAACTGAATCTAAAACAAAAAAAATTGATTTCCCTTCAGGACAATATAAATTTGCACTTATTGAATCATATAGAATAAATGATTATGATTCGTATGTAGAAAATATGAAAGCTATTATTAAAGAAGGCTTTCATATTATTTTTACTACCCCAAGAATACCAAACAAACCTTTTATAGATAAAAATATAACATATGTAATAGCTCCGCCTAAGTATATGGGTATGCTTACTTTCAATAGAGAAAGTTTTAGTAAAATCTCTTTTGTTTTTGGACTCGACGAAGGAGGGTCAATAGAAGCAGATCGAATTTCAAAAAAATATCATATTGAAAAGATTGATTCTATTAAAAGATTACCTAGAGGTAAATTTTGTAATATCATTAGTGATGAAGAGAGCAAATTAAATATATTATTTGATACAAACTATGAGGCTTCCGGCAGAGGTCTCGGTGATATATTGATGACAACAGCTATTATAAAACAGATAAAAAAAGATTACCCAAATTCTTTTTTAACTTTTTCTACTAGACCTGAAGGAAAAGAGATACTGAAAAATAATCCACACATTGATTCAATTAATACCGATATATATAATAAAACTGAGTTTGAAAAAAGTTTAGTAAATTATGATAAGCATTTTTTCTTAGGCAAGATGACTGAGGATTATGATGTGAAAAGGAATCAACAACCTAGAATTGATTCTATGGCTGAAATGTTTGATGTCAATCTTGATTCAAAGTTACCAGAAATTTATTTAACTAATGAAGAATTAATATCAACAAATGAATACATAGATATAGATAAGATTAATATAGTTATTTGTGTAGAGGGTCAGGAGAAAAAAAGGAATTGGAGAATAGATTATTTAAGAGATTTTGTAAAAAGATTTGATAGTGATAAATACAGATTGATATTAGTGGGTAAAAAAGAAATTGATGTTGATGGTTGTGTTAATTTATCCGGTAAAACAACAATAAGAGAATTATTTTCTATAGTTTCTAAAGCTGATTTAGTAATCACAATGGATAACTTTGTGAGTCATATAGCTGCCGCTTTTAATGTTAGAGAAATAATTATGTACACAACAATACCTTCAGACTGGAGATGTAGATATTATAAAAATGCAATACCTATTCAAAGCCCAACAAAGTGCTCCCCTTGCTGGAATAAATATAAAAATAAAGATCGAATGTGTAATAATGAAGGAAAATGTATAGATAATCTAACTGTAGATTTGTTGGAAAAATATGTGAAGAGAAACGCTTCAAAAAAGAAAAGAGACATAACAAGTTTTTTTCGAAGAGAAACAGAGACACCTACTAAGACTATTGTATTGGGGAATTCAAAAGTTATATGTGTATCTTTGTGGAGAAGATTAGGAGATTGTTTATTTGCTATACCAACTGTAAAACAATTAAAAAAAATTTATATAGATTATAAAATTATTTGGTTAACACATTATAAATATTATGATATAGTAAAAAATTTACCTTATATAGATGGATATGTTTTATTTCAAGGAAAAGTTGATGATGGTTGGGATGCTTATTTACCGAATCCAGAAAGACAAATAATGAATTTCATAGATAAAATAAAACCAGAAAAGTTTTATGATTTACATATAAGTCCTAAATATAGTAATGATTTGAGTAGAAAAAAGTATTCTATTGTCGAGTATGTTGGTTATGAATTAGCAAAAATAAATGAGCTTGACACTAAATTAGAATATCACCCAGATATCTCTATCAAAAATAAAGTTAAAAAAGATTTTGATAAGTTTAGAAAAGATTATAAAGGTATAATTACATATAATTCAAATTGTTTTTCTGTTTCTGTAGAAAAATTATTTTCAAGATATGAAATAGAAGAAGTATTAAAAATGTTTGAAAGAGATGGATATAGAGTTATAAATTTGGGTCACATATTGGATAATACCGATTCTAATAGAACAAACTATCGTAATTGCTCATTAGATTTTATATATTACGGAGTTAAGTATTCAGATTTGTTTATTGGATTTGATAGTGGTGTGAGGAACTTAGCTTTAACAGTGCCAAATTCGAAGGTAATAAGTTTAGACAATGAACAGTCAATTAAAAATAAATCTTCTGTAGAGTTAGTTTCAAAAGATTATAATCATATTAGTGTTAACATTGAGAATGAAACTCCATACCACATTTATTTAAAAGGCAAGAGTTTATTAACGAACAACGAAATTGCTATTAAAGAGTTTGAAGATATAATAAAATACCAGTTTGTGAGAAGAAAAGAAGCTATTTCTAGAAAAATTCAAGAGCATGAGAGAGGCTTAGAAAGTAAAGAGGGAGAGTAGTTTGAAAAAAGATTTTATAGTTTTATTAACAACATCAAATGGACAATATGATATTACAAAAGATTGTATAGATAGTTATAAGTCGAAGTACAATTTCGATATTTATATGCTTAATTATGGAGAAGGTGATTCTAAAATGAGAAAGCTTGGTAAGAAAGTAACTCATTATAAAGAATTTCCTTCAAACACTCCAATAACGGTAGAGATGAATTACGGGATCGAATTAGCAAAAGATAAAACAGATTTAGTTGTTAATTCTAATAACGATGTAGTTATTCATCCGAAAACATGTGATTTAATGGTAGATATATTTAGAAATACTGATATAAAATCTTTGTGCGGTCATATAACAACTTCCATAGATGAATTAAGAGACTTTGATATAAAAGAGAATGGAGATTTATATTATAAAAATAGTTTTGTAAGTAAGAATAAATTTAAACCTTGGTTAGAAGTTTTAGATGTTGATTTTGGATTTGATTTGTATTCTTTTAATTGGTGGCATACTGATTATTTTAAAAGAGTTGGTTTAGTGGATAATGAAACGTTTAATAAGGGAATATATTTTTGGGACACTGACTATCAATATAGAGGAACTTTACAAGGTATAGATACTTATGTTGCAAGCTCAGCTGTCTATTATCATATGTGTGCTGAAACAGCAAATGCGAGTC